CTTGGTGGTAAAACGGTGTGCCGATCCAACGATGGGCTTCGGTTAGGATCGCGTTGCGGTGAGGGTCAGAACTATACGCCGCCATCGTTGCCCTCACCCGTGTTGGGATAACTGGTCGCGAAGTCGTCGCCCGGCATGTGCGGGAAGCCGCGAAAGTTCTCGGTATTCGCAAAGCCGTCGCGACAGGTCGCGAGGGTTTTGTCACAGCCTTGAGTGACCTCAAAGGTATCGCCGGGTTGGATGGGATCGACGGGCGGGGACCAGAGCATGAGCGTGTCGCCAACGTGATCGCGAACAGGTTGACTGGTTCCGGCATTGAGACCGCTCATCCACGTGAGCGTTCCGCGTGCGTGGTTCTCACCGAGGCCAGAGGCCATGATCTCTCCGGTGATGGCAAGCTGTGTCACCGTAGCGGGAGTACGAATGAGAGAGACGCCGCATCGCGCATCGCCCAGCTCCGCATCGCATTGCGTGAGGTACGCGCGGCCTATCGGTTGATCGAGCTTTGCCGCCATGCTGCGAAGCTCCGCAGAGAAGGCCACGGGGCCACGGGTCGTTTCACCGATGTTGCCACGAAACAGTAGGACAGCATCTGTAGGCTCATTCCAATCGACGAGAGTGACGTCAACTTCGGCACCATCGTAGAGGCCACGCTCCAAGTCGGCTTCCGTGATGGCATCGGATGACAGTGCGCCAACGACATCGGTGTTATCCGGGGCGAGGCCGCTGGCGGTTTCGAGTGTGCCCGCATTCAGGCCGCTGTCCGGTTCGTGTGTGATGTCGTCCAAGATCAACGGGCGGTCATGATCGGTAAAGCCGAGGCGCGCGCCGTCTTTGCGGGTGACGGTCCAGCATCGCGCGAGGGTCGTCACGCCGCTGTCGAGTTTCACTTGCAGGGTTGGCGGAATAGATTTCATGCGCGCGTCACACTCTGATTTCGAGGACGGGGATTGACGGAATCTCTCCGGCTTCAAAACCCGCAAGATTAATATCGAGGCGGTCGGTATCGAAACGCACGGGGGTATCGAATTCGAACCCTGCGGTCAGCGCGGCTCCGGCGGGTGGCGGCTCGGAGAACGTGACCTCGCCTGTGGTTAGATCGGTTTCTACTGGTGCCGGCGTACCGTTGATCGCCGTAACGACAGTTCCCTCAACTGGCTTCGTGATCTCGCGCGTGTAGGTTTGACCACCAGAGCTGTAGGTCTTGCTCAATTGGAACGTGGTGGCCTCGTCGTCGCCTGTGCCGAGCGGTTGGTCTGTCGTGGAAGGTGTCTCGCTTGGCGCGCAGGATTTGAAGTCGCCGGCGTCCTTCCAACGGAAGCCATGCAAGCGGCCTCGCCGCGCTTCGAAGAATGCAATGACGTCGTGCAGATTGTCGAGGGTTTTGACGCCATACCCGGCATCGAAGCGGCGGCGCGAATGTGCCCACGGGGTGTTGCGTTCCTCGTGGCCACTGGTGAGCGTGACAATGCGCGTGCGCCGCTCTGGTCCGCCGGTTGCGCCGAGGGCGATGGCCGTTGGAAATCGGATTTCGTGAAAGGGAGTCATATCGTCCTCGGGTCAGAGGTTGCGGCGACCACGATCCACCGCACGCGCCAAGGTCGCGGCGACTTGGGTGCGCGAGCGCTGGAAGCTGTCGGCATCGGGCGTGTTAATCGTGATGTTGATCGTCGGCGCGCTGTTGGATGCGGCAACGCCGAGGCGACCATCGGGGCCACGTCGCAGGGGCATGATGGCTTCTGGCCCCGCTTCGCCCATCAATCCGGTACCGCCTTGCATGGGAAAGGTCGTCGGGGTGGAGACGATGCCGCCTTGCGCGAAACGTCGGACTTGACCCGCATCGATGACACCGCCTTTGGCAAAGGGCAGGATCGAGGCGATGCCTTGCCCGAGCGCGCCGCCGAGTTGATTGGTCAATCCGCTGATGGCGCGGTTGGCGAGGCTGTTCGACAGATCGAGTGCGACGCCCTTCANNNNACGTCGGACAGCTTCGCGCCGTCTTGTGAGGCCGCACGGAAGGCACCGCCCAATGCCGTTTTGAAGGCAGCAGATAAAGCACGGGTCGCTTCTGAAGTTTCACGCAACGCTGCGCGGGAGGATCGTGCGCCTTCGGTCACAGTTGCAAAGGCTTGGCGGCTTTCGACGGTGAGCATGCGGAGGTCGTTGGTTAGGATGGACGGGTCATCTTGCATCGGTGGTATCCGGGTGCTGAGTGGTAAGGCGATCAAGGACTGCGCGGGTCATGGGGTCCGCCGTGTATGGGGTGAGTGCCGCACGGAACTCGGCGGGAGTCATCGACCAAAACGTCTCGGGCGTAAGGCGTAGATGACCAAAGCCTAGTGACATAAGCGACGGCCAATTCATCCCGCGAAGGCTTTGGTCAGCAGCGTTGCAGCAGTTTTGATGAGCGCGGCAACGCCGTCGTCTGGCGTCATACGGGCAACGTCTTCGTCCGTGACGTCTTGCCCGGCTCCACGCAAACCAGCGCCAATGATCGCAATGGCTTCGCGGCTGGTGAGGGAACCGCGCTCGAACCGTTCAGCGAGCGCCACGAGGTCGGGGATGTCGAGCGCGGTTTCGAGTTCGGCAAGCGCGCCGAGTGTCAGGCGCAGGGTGTAGGCGCGACCGTCGAGCATGGCGGTCACTTCGCCCCGATGGGGATTGGGCATGGGCGGTCTTTCTGTGGAGCTTAGGACGCGGTGAAGGTCAGTTCGCCTGCGCTGGCAAGGGAGAGCTCATAAGTGGCTGCGCCGTCGTGATCCCCGGCATACTCAAGCGCCGTGATCTGAAACGAGCCTTCGATGGTGCCGAAATCCGGGATGATCGCTTGCCAGCGGGCGATGGTGCCATCGAAGAACAGTTTGCGTGTAGCTTCGTCGGCGGCTGCGTCTTTGAAGAGGCCACTGCCGGAAAGCGCGGCGGAACGAACACCGGCTCCGGCAAGGAGTTCGCGCCATCGGCCCGCACTTTCGCGATGAGTCGTGTCAACGGTATCGGCGTTGAAGCTGATCCGCGTGGCACGCAGGCCAGCGACGGTTTGGAAGGCGTTGGTGTTGTTGGGGTCTAGTTTGAGAAGGAGGTCTCGGCCTTTTTGGGCGGGCATAGGTTGGTCCTGTTGAGGGAATTGGACATGCCAAAAGAAGGCCCCGACGCGAGGCCGGGACAGGAAAACTTGTCAGAACTTATGGGTGCGTTTACGGCTCTCAGTGGTGCTTCGCACCATTTGCTGCTGCGCAGTCGGCGGTTA